GGCTAGACTGCTGCACATGCGGCAGATGGACACCAGTTCTGGTAATGATCCCTGCTACTTTGCACTTGACAACAGTTCAGGGGATGTGCTTGACGTGCATCTTTACCCAACCCCAACTGATGCCAGAACCATCACCCTTAACCTTGTCATACCCCAAGCTCGACTTGACGCTGCCGTGTCAGGGGATCTAGCCACGACTATCAAGGTGCCTGTCAGACCGATATTGCAGGGGCTTATAAGGTTCATACTGGAAGAGCGTGGTGAAGAACTGGGTATCAACTCTCGTTACTCTGAGGAGAAAGAAGCAGAAGCCTTACAAGATGCAATAGCTCTAGACGCAGCAGAGCAGGGTGGCTATAACTTGGTGCCAGTCTGATGCAACAGTTAAGAGTTGTTGACATTGTTGCGCCCGGGAGGGCGGGGCTAAACCGGGAGGCTCGCAGTACGCTGCTGAACCCGTCGTACGCCACAAAGAATGAGAACTGGCGTATTGATGAGTCAGGCATGCTTGCCAACCGTAAGGGTCAGTTGCTTGCTACCACCACGCCTATCACTGGTACCCCCAATGTGGAGACTCTCTTTGAGTACCGCAAAGCGGATGGTACGAATGAAGTGATCGTAGGCTGGGATGGTGGACTGGCTAATTCCATCCTTACCCCGGAGAGTAATGACGTATCGGGTGCCGTAGTGGTCACCAACGGTACATGGTGGATGCAGAACTTCAATGACAAGTGTCTAGCATTCCAGTCAGGGCAGAAGCTCGCCGTGTACAGCGGCTCTACCTTCGCAACTGTCGTAGAGTCTGGAGGGACAGCCCCCAGCAGCGGCATCGCAGCATGCGTCTACGGACGGGTGTACCAAGTTGATGACACTGACGGAGCCAACCTGAAGTACTCCGGATTGCTGGATGAGACAGACTGGAACAGTGCATCCTCTGGGAGCATTGACTTCAGCAACATCTGGACTCGCGGTCAAGACCGCATTACTGCAATTGCAGGCTTTAACGGAAGCCTTGTAGTGTTCGGGATGGATCACGTTGTGTTCATCGTGGACGGTTCAGGCTCAGAGCTTGGACTGGATCCTACGACGGCATACGTCGCAGACGTTATCAACGGTACGGGCTGCGTCGATCAGCAGACGGTACAGATTATCGGTGAGACAGATCTTGTATACTTGTCTCCGCACGGCCTTCAGTCCCTGGGACGCCTGATCCAAGAGAAGTCCAATCCTACTAGAACACTGAGCAAGACTATCCGGACGGACATTCTGGAAGATTACCGGGGATCCACGGCAGGGACAATCCGCTCAAGCTACAATTCGGATGAAGGGCTGTACTGGATTAGCTTCCCGTCGAGATCAAAGTCTTATGCATTCGACATGCGATACCCGTATCAGGATGCAATCGGAGATCAGCTTGTCCCAGTATTCCAGTGGACGCTGTATCCTACGGCCCTGTTAGCCAGAGAGAATGGAACTGTCCTGCAAGGCGGGGCAGGAGTTGTATTCACTTACAGTGGCAATGTGGACAACGGTACCAACATAGAGCTTACCTATGAGAGTGGTTGGCTTGACCTTGGCGAAGAGTTTGCCAACAGGATCAAGATTCTCAAGAAGCTCGGAGCTATCGTGTTCAGTTCGTTCGATGGGAACATCGTGATGAAGTGGGCAACGGACTTTGAAACTACATTCAACCAGTACACCAAGCAGTTCATTGACGATTCCGCAGCCCCCTCAGAGTGGGGTGTCGCAGAATGGGGGCTTGATGAGTTTGGTGGAGGTACAGCCTCGCAGAGAATATACCGTACGCCTGCAAGGGATACGGGTCAGTACTTTAAAATTGGACTTGCAGCAAGCACGGATCAAGCGTTCCAGTTGCAGCAACTTGAACTTGTCGCCAAACTAGGTAGGCTAGCATAATGTCAGACTATTCCCAAATTACAAACTTCACAACCAAAGATGGACTCACTACTGGTGATCCTGAAAAGATCATCTCTGGTGCGGACTTCGATGCAGAGTTGTCTGCCATCTCTACTGCCATAGCAACCAAGTTTGATACGACTGACGTTGCCTCGCAAGCACAGGCAGAAGCAGAAACGGCTAACACTGTCCTTATGACCCCCCTTCGGGTCGCGAACTGGGCAGACGCCAACGGTGGCATGGTTGGAGACATACAGGCTCTAGCCGACCCTAACGCTGACCGCATCCTGTTCTGGGATGACGGTGCGGGGGCTGCTGCCCTGCTTACCGCAACCAACGGGCTGGAGATCAGCGCGACCTCCCTCCAGATGGCATCCACCGCAGGGGGTGCAGGACTCACGTATACCTCTGGAGTACTGGCAGTTGGAGCAGGCTCCGGTATCACGGTCAACGCTAACGACGTGGCTATCACCAACGTCACGGCGGGTACCACTCAGCCTATCAACATTAGCTCTGGCACGTTCAGCTTCCGCATTGATCAGCTTGCTTCATCTCTGACGGGTGCAACCATAGCTGGCGCTGACCTCTTCATCGTGGATGATGGTGCCGGTGGCACAAACAAGAAGATCGCATACCAAGACTTCGGTATCCCCGTTGTCGATGATGCTACGACTACGCCGTTCAGTGCTGCTGACCTGACGTACGCTAACAAGTGGTACTCGTGCAGCAACGCATCGGCCATCACCGCAACCATCCCGGCTAACGCCTCTATCGCGTACCCAGTGGGTACGACCTTCTGGTTCTACCAAGTTGGCGCAGGACAGGTCACGGTTGCCGTTACCACGGATACGCTCCGCGCTCCTAACGGTACCAAGACAGCAGCACAGTATTCAGTAGTATCGGTTACCAAGGTTGCCTCTACGACGTGGGTACTGACAGGGGATGCTACAGTATAATGTTTCCTCCAGCTAGAACTATAATCGGATCAGGCACCGGAAACGGTGTCCTGACCATTACTGACGGGACAATATCCATCGTGGATGGTATAGGATCTCCCTATGCGGAGGTTCTATTCAATACTGACGGTACCATTGATCAGGATTCCAACGGTACGGTGACGCAGTACAACGCCTCTACTGACTGGATCATCCCGAATGCACGTTCAGGCACTAAGGACTGGAGGATCAAAGCGACAGAAGTCAGCAAGACTGGCACTGGTACCACAACTGGTACAATGGCAACGTGGTTGTCTCTCAGTGCTGGGCCTCATGCGTGGCGTGTAACTCGCCAGTCCGTGTCGGGTGTTGGTTCCTGTCAGTGGGTGATCGACTTTGACATTAGCTTGGATGACAGTACAGTTCTAGAGACTGGGAGAATAACCCTCTACGCCGAATTGACGGCATAAGGAATGAGATAATATGTTTGGAGCAATCGTAGGTGCTGGTCTTTCGCTGTTCGGAGCAAACGAAGCAGCGGATCAGGCTAGCCGAGACAGGAGACTGCAAAGGCAGGCCGCAGAGCGACTCGCCTCTGTGGAGTACAATCCATTTTCCACAATGTTCCAGGGTGCTGGAGTGGAGTTTGGAGACGGGACTGCAAACTTGCAGCTTGGAGGATTTGCTTCACCATACGACGCATTCAACCAGTTGTTCAGCCAAGGTGCCGCAGGCGCACAACGTCTAACCCAGCAGGGTGAAGGGCTGATGGGGCAGATTGACCCCTCCATGCTTGCTTCCCTGACGGGGCAGGCATTTGGTCAGGCTGGAGGACTTGGACAGACGGGGTTCCAGCGTGGGCTACAGGATATCTTGTTCAGTCAGGCAGGCCAGATGGCCGGTCAGACGGACTTCAGCGGACTGAGGGATGAGACGCTTGCCACACTGAGAGCGCAAGCACAGCCTTTCGAAGAGAGGGCTTTCGCTGGCTTGCAGGAAAATCTGTTTGGAACTGGAAGGCTCGGATCCTCCGGTGGAGCATTGCAGACTGAGGCTTTCGCAAGAGGGTTGGGACAGGCTGACTTGTCACGCCAGTTGCAGGCTACGGATGTTGCCCAGAGGCAACAGATGCAGCAAGCCAACATCGCCAACCTGTTCTCGGGTGCCGGTATGGGGCTTGGATCTCTGGAAGATCAGTTGCTCAGTTCTGCCTACGGCCGCTTCGGTACGACAGCAGGACTCACCTCCGACTTGGCTACTCGCACGTTCGGCATGGGTCAAGGGCTGTTCGGACAGGCTACAGGTGCGCAGGCTGCGCAGCAGGGGATCCTCCAGAG